GAAACAAAAACAAAAAAGTTGATGTCATGACTAAAATTGATAAAAGCACGGACAGCAATGCACTATATACTGTGTTACCTGCTGTGCCGTTGTTCGATTACATCAAATGCCCTTTAAGTAGGTGGACGTTTAGTATCAAACCCATCCGAGAATGGACTGAAAAGACGTGCGAGGGCAAAACGCTGAACTTATTTGCAGGAAGGACGAAGCTAAACATTGACGAAATACGGAATGATTTGGATGATGAAGCGTTGGCAGACTACCAAAAAGATGCACTGCAATTCGTAAAAGAGTGGGATGGTGAAAGGTTTGATACGGTATTGTTAGACCCGCCTTATGCCTATCGCAAAAGCATGGAAATGTACAAAGGAATTAAGGCTTCTCCGTTTCGCCAACTCAAAGACGAACTACCGAGAATATTAAAACCAAATGGAATAGTAATAACTTTCGGCTATCACAGTAACACAATGGGTAAAAATAGAGGCTTTGAAGTTGAGCGAATTGCACTATTTTCACATGGCGGGGCTATTCATGACACTATCGCAAGTGTGGAGAGGTATTGCAGGTAACGGATGGTGCTATACGCTCGTTTTAATGGCGTATAGCACGTGTTAGCTGCTGGCACGGTAAATTATAGCAGAATGTTTAATCGAAGCACTAAAGAAAGGTTTTTAAAATGAGCGAAGGAAAAGTAATATCATCAATAAGTTACGACCAACATGAAATTATTCGTAACATAGTAGAACTTCATTGCCCACAAGGTATTGAATTAGACCCTACATATTCAAAGGGCAATTTTTATAATAAGGCAGGAATTGACGAGCCTTTAGAAAAATTTGATTTGTTTCCACAAACAGACGATACACTACAAGCAAACGCAAATGATTTGCCACATTTAGACGGTAGCATTTCATCAATAATGTTTGACCCGCCTTTTGTGGTTGGACATACTAAACAAAAGCCATCTGGAATAATTGGAGAAAGATTTCACGGATTTAGATACATTCAAGACTTATGGAAATGGTATAGCGAATGTTTGGAAGAGTTTTACCGAATACTTGAACCAAATGGAACGCTGATAGTAAAATGCCAAGACACTGTAAGCAGTGGTAAGAATTGGTTTTCGCATTTATACATTATGAATGAAGCTGAAAGAATAGGATTTTACAACAAAGACCTTTTCATTTTACTTGCTAAAAATAGGATAATTGGACATAACCATAGCAACCAACAACACGCACGTAAATTTCATTCATATTTTATTGTTTTGAAAAAACAAAAGCGGGCAGGGGAAATTTTAAAAACTTTTCACTCACAATGTTTAATCGAAGCAGTTCAGTAGTGCTTGCAGCTAACTATGTTGTATGTACACTAAGGGTTAACATATAAAACCAGGGATAGAAAATAAAAACACAGAGCAATGAACCACTATACAGAACACATAACAAAAGACAATGGGCTACGCAATAAGTATGACCTATTGACTGCCGCAATTACCAGAAAGGGTGAAAGGCTGCCCAAGAAACATGGAGAATGGTATCGCATTAGAGCATTTGATAATAATTGGCTTGTTTACGATACGTGGAATGGTCAGGTTTATTTATATCGTAATGGGGCAGAACCGTCAGATACGGATAATATGTATCGGGTTGTATATGTATTTCGTGGTGCTAATGGCAGTCAGAATCGTGAAACGATAAAACCACACATGGCTGATTTTTGGAGAGGACACATAAAATAACCGAGAGATGAAAGCAGCGATAATTATTTTGAGTGTTGTGGTGGTGGGGCTGGTTGCCCTGTTATGGTGGCTTATGAAAGCATTTGGAGATACATTTAAGTGGAACTAATTATGGAGAAGCCGTTCACAAAGGAGATACTTTACAAGCTCGCACTTAAAGATTGGCTTACGCCCAAATATAGAAAGCTACTTCTTGATTATCTTGATTCGCTAAAAGGATAAGCCAATGAAAAAGGAACAGGTTTTAAACGCAATAGTAGGCAAACTAATTAGCGAAGGGGTATTGGCGGAAAACTACAACACAAATGAAGCCTTAATGGTATTATCACATTGTGTAATGCCAATAAAATTACAGACTTACCTTGTTAATTGTGAGGGAGAAGTAAAAATGAGACTTGAAAAATTGTCGCAAATTAAGCAAATAAATGCGACAGAAAATCCAGAGTCTTTGCCGAGAATTAAGCAACAATTTACGGCAGATGAGCAATTAATTTTATTTCCAATAAAATGAGTTGCCTATTTGTCAAGTGTCATGGCTGTATGGAGCGCAGAGGTCATCGGCAACATCTACGAGAATCACGAACTATTAAATTACCCGAGAGATGAAAGAGAAAATACCAGAGGAACTCCGCAAAGAATTTGAGCAGGCAGTCTTAAATGCGGATTTGGATCATTGGATGGTGGATAACGATCGCCAATTCTTAGATAAGATTTGGGACGCAGTTGACAAGCTGTTCAATCAGGAGGTGGAGAAGCAGATAAAAGAGATAGACCAACACGGAAGAATTGCAGCGTCGGTTATCAAGAAGAAACTATGGTCTATGCGCTTTAATGAGGAAGATGTTAAAAAGGAAACAGACGGAAGGAGGAAACGATTTATTTATGGCTATACCGAGGCTATTAACGACATCTCGCAATGGCTGACTGAAATGGTTGACATTTGTCGCCGCTCCCGCCTGACCTGTTCGGAAAAACCGAACAACTCACAAAAGACGGAAGGAGGCGCAAAATGAACTGCAAGAAGTGTGGTAAAGAAATGGTAACGACAACCATAGACGGGTTGTGTATGGAATGTTGGGCAGAAAGTTACAGAGAAAAAACGCCTCCGGCAATGTACGGATGGATATGTCCGAGATGTGGGGCGGTACATAGTCCGTTTGATTTAAGATGTGATTGTCCTCCGCCTGTGAGGACATGGATATCATCGGGTACGGGCGAATGGTCGGTTTTGGATGGAAAGACGGAAGGAGGCGAGGGATGACACAGGAACAGATAGAAATTGCCTTGTCGTTTATGCACGTTGTATTCCTGCCGGGGTCATGGAATAAAAGGTTTGCACAATCAATGATTTATAAGGCGAGAGTGGAATCCACGAAGGAGTTGACAGACGCACAGAACGAGTGGCTATATCGGATATTATTTACATACCGTAAGCAGATACCTGATGTGTACGAAAAATACAGGGATAATCCATTATGCCAGAAGGCAGTGAAAGGAGGCAACCAATGACAGCAGAACAATATTTGTTTTTAAATTCCGTTTGTTTAACTTTGCAATGTGAGCGCAAAAACAAAGAAACGGTTTTTGATGGAAACATACCTTCGCAACATTGAGGAATGTCACATTTATCTCCTAACAATCCTACCAATGTTTGCCTCATGATCGCAATAGTCTGCACATATTTTCAACGCCAGATGCAACTTGAAAAAACACTTGCTTCATTCTGTCAGTATAAGGATGAGGATTTTGTGTTCATTGTTGTTGACGACGGATCACCCGAAGAGATAAGACTGCCGGAAGTGCCGTTTTCAGTTGAGGTCGTTAGGGTAACGAATAAGACATGGAGAAACACCTGCGTTCCTTTTAATTTGGGATTCATTCAGGCATTGAAATATGGCCCTGATATTGTCGTTATTCAGAACGTAGAGTGCTTGCATTGTGGGGATATTCTTTCTGCCGCCCGACGGGTTACTGATGAAACCGTTATTTCGTTTGCTGCTTATTCTCTGGGTCAAGGAGAAGAACCAGGGATCACACTCAACAATAAAGCCGCAGAGTTTAACGATGAAAGCTCATGGTATAATCATTCTGTTTACCGGCCTTTTGGATTTCACTTCTGCAATGCAATGACCTCTGCGAACCTTCGTAAGTTGAACGGCATGGATGAGAGACTTTGGGAAGGGATAGCTTATGAGGACAATATGTTCAAACATCAGATTCAGAACCTGGGATTGAGATTTGAATTTATAGATGATCCGTTTGTTTATCATCAGTGGCATGACCGGCCTTATGAGATTACTGAGGAACTTGTGAAACGTAATTATACAACCTACCTTGAATTGCAAAAGTCTGCTGATTATCGCGCGGTTCATGTAATAACACCTGATTTATCATGAAAACAGAAGAAAAATTAAAAGCTATTTTACCGAAGGGTTTGTATCCAAATCTTTATTCAAAAAGAGGTTTTGAAAAAAGGAGAGTAAAATGGATAATTCCTAAAGATCGTGGTCAATATATTAAATTAGTGGATGTAACCAATAATGTTTTAATAGACTTATGATTTACGATTGCTTCATGTTTTACGAGAACTTAGAGTTACTTGAACTTCGGTTGATGACTTTAGACCGTGTTGTGGATAAGTTTGTGATTGTCGAAATGGGGAGAACGCATATGAACGCTCCGAAACCTCTGCATTTTGACAATAACCGGCATTTATTTGAGAAGTATCTTCCGAAGATAATCCATATAGCAGTTGAAAGTTTGCCGTTTAAGGACGAAAGGCAAATGGAAGTAGATAACCGAAACCTGATGGCACAGGGTTACGCTGAAGCCGGACCGGATGATTACATCATTATCTCTGATGAAGATGAAATTCCGAACCCTGACGGCATTTTAGAGGGCATTTCACGGGGTCATCAATGTTTTGCAATGCGTCAGAGGTTGTTCTATTACTATGTAAATTGTCTCGCTGCTCAAGCTTGGGATGGTTGTATGGTCTATAAAAAGAAACTTATCCCTTCACCACAATGGATCCGTGACCGCAGAGGCCAGGGTGAGATGACTATTGTTGACGGGGGCTGGCATTATTCATTTTTAGGTTCTCCGGAGATGATTATGTCTAAACTCAGTCATTTTTCAGAACAGCAGGTTAATACTCCCGATGTGAACAACCGCGAGAATATTGAGAGATGTATGCAAACCGGAGAAGATATATTTCACCGGACAGAGTGGTTCGCTCAAAAAAGATTCATAACTTTGGAAGAAATTAATCACCCAGAGCTTGCGGAATGGTTAAAGAAATATCCTCACAATTTTAAGTCATGAAACGCATTTATATATCCGGATGCGGCGGGATGCTTGGTGAAGCGTTTTATTCATTGCTTCATGACGTTCATAAGCTGAAATGCACGGATATAGATTTAAACGAGGATTGGTTGGGTTATTGTGATGTTCGTGATTTTGGGGCTTATCGCAAGTCGGTTATAGGATATTCGCCTGACGTACTTATTCACCTTGCAGCATTGACTGACCTTGAATACTGTGAAGAACATCAACTGGAGGCTTATAATACGAATACCATATCAGTTGAAAACGCAGTTCACATAGCAAATGAATTAGGTATCCCGTTAGTTTACATAAGCACCGCTGGAATATTCTCTGGCGAAAAATACTCTTATGACGACTGGGATACTCCGGAACCTATCAATATTTACGGCAGGTCTAAATATATGGGCGAGAGGTTTGTTGTTGAAAACTCTGACGCTTACCTTGTATGTCGTGCCGGGTGGATGATGGGCGGTGGGCGTAAGGATAAAAAGTTTGTGAGTAAAATTATTCGTCAGCTTTCTAATGATGAAATCCTGGCCGTGAACGATAAAGACGGTACGCCAACTTATACTTATGATTTTGTCCGAAACCTGATGTTCCTTCTTAATTCTGAAAAGTGGGGAGTTTATAACATGGTTTGTGACGGCGAGGCTTCGAGGTACGATGTAGCCGCAGAGATAATTAAATTAACCGGCAGTAAAGCCGTTTTGACTGCTGTAAATTCATATCATTTTCGTGATGAATATTTTGCTCCGAGACCTGCGTCGGAAAGACTTGTATGCACTAAGCTCAAGATTCGCGGGTTGTATATGATGCGTGATTGGAAAGTTTGTTTAAATGAATATATAAATCAAATGAAATGAAAAAGCTACTTATTTTTGCAATCGTTATGCTTTTGGCAAGCTCATGTACTTGCCTGATCGCCCAGATACCTCCGCAATATGTGTATGTTACAACTTCATGCGAGGCGACACTTCCGGACTACCTTCCGATGGTAACTGTTTCGGATAACTGTCAGATCAAATCAGTGACTCAGTATCCCCTGCCTGGATTTACGTTAAATGCCACTAATCCGCAGGTCACAGTTACAATACGGGCAACGGACGTATTTGATAACTTTACGGAGATTTCATTCTCTGTTAAGGCAGTTGACACAGTGCCTCCGACAATCATACCGACGGGCGACCTATTGACAGATAATTGGCAGAAGATTCACGGACTATATGATGCGGCTGACAGACTTTTGGCTGAACAGGAACAATACTTTGATCTGAACTTTGACTGGGATGCTGCGGGAATACCCGAAGATAAACGACCTACGGGGCAGTATGATAAGAAAGTGCTGACGATTATGACCTCACCGGCACACGCTACGACGGGTTATGGCGGCAGGTTCATAATGTATCAGAGCAATAACGATTCATTCATAGCGAAGTGAAACGCTTTTGGTTTTTGCTCTTTTTGCCTTTATCACTGTCGGCACAAGATACTATTTTGGTTGAAGGCCGAACGTTTGTTGATACAATCAGTGGAACATCCTACGGGGTCACGACAAACCGCACACGTCCTGTTAAATTCATCTTCAGAAACAACTCAGTCACCGGAGAGAACACGACGGGTTATATGCTGGAGGCGGGACAGGAGAACACGGGAGCGTACACGAACAACCTGAGAGGGGCAGAGATAACAGGCAATAAATTCACGTGGGCAGGAGATCAGGATGCTAACACAATCACTCACGGGGTCTTCACCGGCTATCATACTGACGTTCGGATAATGTATAATTACCTTGACTACGTTCCAATGGGAATAATCCGGAAGTCAAACGGCATGACTGATTCGACGGGCGTGGTTGCTTACAACATAATCCGCAATCCTCCGGCTGTTGGAATTGTTGTGAAGGGAATGAACGGAGTAAGGATTTATAATAATACTTTTTATTCTGAGGATTCGCTTTACACTGCTCCGGGCATAGGAACCTGGCGGGGGCTGATCGATGTTTATGAGAATGATAATCCCTTCGGTTCAGCAACGGGTGTGAAGATCAAAAACAATATCTTCTACACAAAGAACCGGCTGACGAATATCAATGTCATGAATGAATCGTGTTTGGAAGGGTTTGAGAGCGATTATAATATCTTCTGGTGTGAAGCCGGTGAGCCAATGTTCATGATAGGGGGCAATCGCTTAACTCTTACGCAGTGGCGCGCACGTGGATATGATCTTCATTCTCAGGTCATGAATCCGTACTTTATAAATACTATTGATTTAGTTCCAGAACGTCGTATGCAATGGGGAACACCTACGGAGTTTAAATACGGCATCGCTGCTTCTGATTATTGGGTTGTGGGGTTTGACCCTGTGTTAGTCCGTCAGGGCGAATACTGGCAACAGGGCGCACGGGTTTATGAAGGTGACATTGTAATCTTTTATTGGCGCGGTAAGTTGTTTGACGGTGACACTACGGCAGTAGATTTGAAGTACGGCAAAATAGTAATCAATCAGGGCGAAATACACATACATCAATGAAAGACGAATCAACACATCAGCCAATACTCTTTGAAGTCATACGTCAAACGACAGGGGCTATTCTTGAACTTGGCGCGGGGTATTCATCAACCGAACAGATACATTTACTTGCTGAAGGCCGTAAGATTCTCACAGTAGATGATAATAAGGTTTGGTTAGATCACTTCCGTCACCTTGAAAGTGATACACATCAGTTTGCTCTGTTCTCCGAGAAGCTATTTGAAGAATACGGCCGCGATTGGTCAGTGGTATTGGTTGACCTTTCGACATGGGATCAGCGGATGTGGGCAATAGAGAAACTGAGATACTTTGCTGAGTACCTTGTCATTCATGACGCACAGGAGAAGAACCTTGACCGGCTATTTGTTTATCACCGCGAGTACCGCACAAATGACTTTCCAATGCCTACTACATTGTTAGGCAGTAACATAAGAACACTAACCGGCATTAACGTAGAAGGGGCAAGTTATGGATGAGATAAAAAACATTTACGTCGCACTCTCACGGCTTTACAACATAAGTGCAGAGAGAGTAATCACGACCGATGACATTGACGAAGTTTGCAACTCATTTGAAATCTTTGCGTTTAAAGATGAAGTGACGACAATAGCAGAGAAGTTGATGATTGTCGGTCATTTGGGAGCAGTGAGTTATGGATTCAGTGAACCGGATATTGCTTAACTTTGCAAAATGAAAAGATAAAAAGTAATGACTGACGAAGAAAACAGCGAAGAACTACTGCCGTTAAACGACAAACAGGAAAGATTCTGTTATGAATATTGCATTGACTTAAATGCAAGTAAGGCCGCAATTCGTGCCGGTTACTCTGAAAACTCAGCCCGTTCTACTGCTTCGACTATGCTAACAAAATCAAACATTTTAGCACGAATCAAAGAATTACAGGATAATTTGGCCGAAACTGCCGGAATAACAAAGCTCCGTATTCTTCAGGAACATCAGAAGATTGCCTTCAATTCAATCGCAAGCCTTCACAATACTTGGATAAAGCGAAAAGACTTTGAATCGCTTACAGAAGATCAGAAAGCTATCATTGCAGAGATTGACACGAAGGTTAAAACAGAATGGGAATATGATCCTGATTCAAAAGAGAAAGAGCCTATTTCTGTTGAGTATGTCCGGATAAAACTATTCGACAAACAGAAAGCCCTGGATTCAATCACGAAGATGTTAGGCTTTGATGCTCCGACAAAGATTGACGCTACTGTAAACGTTCCACAATTGCCTAATGTGATTATTAAAACCAATGAATGAAGTTGAGCAGATATTATCAAAGCCTCAGATGTCAATCTTACAATCGACGGCAGCGATAAATCTGTTTCTCGCTGGAACCGGAAGTGGAAAAACTTTCTTAGGCGGTGTTCTCTCAATCAATTTTGTTTCTAAGTTCCCAGACGTTAGGGGTGCGATCTTTGCAAATACCTACGATCAGCTTAATACTTCGACCCTGTTTCGTATCCGTGAATATTGGGCTTCAATCGGAGTGACTGAATGGAGTAAAGAGAATCCCGCAGGACTTTATGTGTCAGGTAAAGAGCCTCCGGCAATGTGGACTAAATGTAAACGTAACTTTGACCGCTTTACGAATATTATTTCATTTGCCAATGGAGGGTTGATTTTCACCGGCTCTTTGGATAACTACGAAACACATTCTGGGAAGGAGTTCGCTTGGTGTCTATTGGATGAAACCAAAGACACGAAAGAGGAAGCTGTAAAAGAGGTCATCATAACACGAATGAGGCAACCAGGGATGTTTATTGTTGACGGTAAACCTTCCGCAAAAGGAGGACAGCATGAGCAATGGAATCCTCTTTACTGCCTGACCTCTCCCGCAAAAACAGATTGGCTTGCTGAGATGTTTGAACTGGATAAGTACATTGATGAGATTACCGCGCGCATCTACTCAGAAACGGATTTCTTTGCAAAGACCTTTAAAGATAAGCACGTAGTTATTTCTTCGGCTTATCACAATGTTCATAACGTAGGAGAGAATTACATCAAATCAATCTTAGCCAATAATACAGAAGAGCGCGGCAGGGCTTTGGTGTTTGGCAATCCCTTTGCCACTACGGGGGGTGAGTTTTATTCTTCGTTTAACAGGATCGAACACGTGGATAACCTGAAGTATGATCCTGACCGCCCGCTTCATGTATCTTTTGACCAGAACTCAGTGCCTTATAACTCATGTTCAATATGGCAGTTTGAGCAGAAAGATGACATTTGGTGGGCTTATTGCATTGACGAAATAGCACTGGAGAACCCGCGCAACTCAACTGAGGAAGTCTGCGAAGAACTATCAATGAGATACCCGAATCATAAAGCGGGATTATTCTATTACGGTGATGCTTCCGGCCGGTCACGTTCTACAATGAACAAAGACTTCAAACATCACTATGAGATTGTTGAGTTTAAACTTCGTCGTTACCTGGTTGCGAAATCAGATAGGACGGTCACTAAGAATCCTTCACTTGTAAAACGTCGTGACTTCATAAATAAGATATTCGAGAACAAACTCCCGATTAGAATAAGGATTGACGAAGGCTGCAAGAAAATGATTGCAGATATGTTGTACGTTAAGCAAGCAATCGACGGAGGGAAAGACAAGCACATCGTAACGGATAAGGTAACGGGCGACAAGTATCAGAAATATTGTCATCTTTCCGACGGTCTTGATTATCTGATAGTTGAGGCATTTAATAACTATTATACGGCATGAAAACGATTGAATATCGCATTCGGTCAAATGACAAATACGAAGAGGGTTATTTCTTCACCTTAGATGAACTGGTTGCCCTTGTCGCAAAGATGCAGACCTCAGATCCGATGGATGATGCTCACATGAGAACACGCGAAACAATTAATAAATACTTAAATGAATAAACAGGAAGGACTTTTAAAACTGACAGAGATAATCCGGCGCAATCTTACGCACCGAGATTATGAGCGAGTGACAAAGTTAGCCGAGACTTATTACAAGATGGTATCAGGCGACGGGGTTGCTGACTTGCTTCAACAGATCGTTAAGCGTGAAACTCCGGAAGAGTTTGAGATGCGTAAGACGATCACGAACTCAATCATACCTCCTACGCTTGCTTCTACAAAACTTCCGTTTCAAAAGACAGTGCGCACGAAGCCAAAAAAGAGGGATATCTCGTGGGGCGACAAAGACGACCAGAAACGAAAGGATGAGTTTGAACAATTCATCTCTCATTACTGGGGCGATGCTTCACTTGAAAAGTTCTTTGAATATGCTTTTGTTGATTACAACTACATTGACCCGAACGCTTTTTTGATTACTGAGTTTGATTCATTCAATCCGGCAAAAGAGAAAGCAAAGCCTTATCCATTCATTGCAACCTCTGAACAATGTGTGATGTTTGAGATGAAGAACAACATACTTGAATACCTGGTTGTAAAACTCCCGATAAAGTATAAGACCGAGGCCGGAGAAGCCGACGGGTTTAAATATACGATGTACATGGGAATGGATACCATTACATTCACTCAGGTTGAATCAGGTGGCGTGGAGATCGAAAAGAAACATTATGAAGTGCAGTATTTCACGCCTAAGAACACGAAAGTTCCAGCGCGGAGGTTTGGATACAAACGAGATTCCGAGACTCAGGGGCGCACTTTCGTTAGTGTGTTTCATGATGTGATTCCATACCTGAACAAGACGCTCAAAATAGACAGTGAGTTAGACCTTTCTACGGCGATGACGGCTTTCCCGCAGAGATTTGAATATGTTACTCCGTGTAACGAGTGCGGCGGCTCTGGGATGTTGAAAGACGGTCATACTTGCGGTATTTGCAAGGGATCAGGCCGTGAGCCGGTACATAACTCTACAATGGATGTTATAACTCTGGATATGCCACGTGACCCGACAATGATGATTGACCTTGAAAAGATGCTTGTTTACAAAGCACCTCCGATTGATCTGCTTACTTTCCAGAAGGACTATATAAATGAGCTTCGTGCCAATGTGTTCCTGATGATGTTCAATAAAGAGCTATTGGATAAGTCAGAGGTAGCAGCAACGGCAACAGAAAAAGTATTAGACCTGGACAATCTTAACGACACTTTGAATCCTTTTGCGCGGTCGCTTTCTACGATGTGGGAGTTTGTCGTGAGAGATATCGCAACTTATACGGATTTTGCTAAAGACTTGTTTGTTGAACATTCATATCCTGAGGACTTTAAATTCAAGTCAATGTCGGAACTGATGCGCGAACTTCGTGAGGCAAAGGATGCAAACGCTTCTACTTCGACAATAGCTAAGATTGAAGATGACATAAACGAAAAGCTGTATGCCGATCAACCTTATGATCTAAAGGTAATCAGGATTAAAAACTCATTCAATCCATTCCGAGGATATAAAGAAGAAACAATCAATTTGCTGATCTCCCAGAACCTCACCACAAAATATAATGCAACGCTTTATGCTAACCTTGAATCTATCTTCAATGAACTTGAACAGGAGATACCAGACCTGTATGAGATGAGTTACCAGGTCATACTTGAAAAGGTCAAAGAAAAGGTATCTCTTTATATGGAGCAAATGGAAGGAGAAAAGCCGAAACCTCCTGTTCTTAATTTTGGAACTGAAGAGCCTGAAGAATGATAGCCTCGCGAGAACATGAGATCAATAGCACATCATAACAAATACGTGATTTACAGATGAAGTTCTCAGTTATCATGGCATCAACTCTCGCTGAATACGGCGGGGCTGCTTCGCGAAGGGATGAGAAGATCGTGAGGGCTATCGATAGTGTCATTGCTCAGACCTTCACGGATTGGGAATTGATAGTTGTCGCTGACGGATGTATGAAAACAATGGCAATCGTCGCACGTTATGATGATCCACGAATAAAGGCCGTGAAGATTGATAAACGCCCTTGGTGGGATGGCGCACCACGAAACAAAGGTATTGAACTTGCTGCGGGTGAATACATCATTTACATTGACAATGATGATTATTGGGGTGACGGTCATCTGCAAGGGATAGCTGATGAGATTGGTGATTTGGATTGGGCTTATTTCAATGACTGGATTTATTCCGGGGGTGATTGGATTCCGCGTAACTGCGATATAAAACGGTTAGGAGCAAATGGAACGTCGAATATCTGTCACCGCAAGTCGTTAGGGGTGTTGTGGGGTCATCGCGGATATGCTCATGACCATTACTTCAATCAGAAACTTTTGAGATTCAGAAACTATAAAAAGATAAACGCAGGAGAGTATTGCGTCTGCCATATTCCAAGCCAATACGACGTGTAACTAAAAACTAATAACATGAAAATTACAAAAGATGAAAACGGAATTACATTTGACGGAGAACACAGAACTATTTTGTTTCCAATAAGAGATAAGGGCGAGTTAAAATTAGAGGGATTTAGTTCTGAACAAAGAATTAATATAATGAACTTTATATCCTATGTCTCTGATATTGACGGTGAAGATCAAATGGAGTTAGCATTCAAATATCTTTCAAGAAAAAAGTGGTATCAATTTTGGAAATAATATGAGTAAAAAAGTAGCAGCAATCACAATTACCTACAACCGGCTTGAATTGACAAAGCGGACATGGGAATCCTTTAACGCTAAAACGGGAGTTGACTTTCATTTATTCATCGACAACGGATCTACCG